GCTGATTGCTGCGGTTAATGTCCAATCAAACCAACTACAGAAAGCAAATCAAAATGCAAAACTTTTACAGCAAAAGCACAATGCTGATATTGAGTCTGGCCTGCTCAAGTTGCGGATTGCTGTCAAAGCCTCCGACTGCCCCGTACCAGCCGCCTCAGATGCCAGCGTTACCAGTGGAGCTGACCTCAGAACCACTACAGCCGAACTTGACTCAGAGACTTCTAAAGCTCTTATCGCCCTCACCAGCGAAGGAGACACCGCCATTAGAAAACTTGCAACCTGTGTCGAAGCCTATGAAAACGCTAGAAAGTCGCTAATTCAAGTTGGGCGCTAGGATGATAAATTTTTTTGGCTGCAAGATATGCTTGATGTGCTTGTTCTGGCGTATCAAAATATCCAAGATGCTTTCGTTTGTAATTGACAGTTATGGCAGCAGACCATTTTTTAGTTTGTTTTGGTTTTGTAATGCCAATAACGTATCTATTTTGAGAATTAATAATTGGGTTTGCGGAACGAAGATTGCATATTCTGTTGTCACATCGTTTTCGATTAATGTGGTCAACCATTTTTGGCAAAAACTCATTTATGAGAAAAAATGCAACTCTATGAGCATAAAGCAATTTTCCATTTACTCTAAAAACAATATATCCATCTTTATTGCGTGTGCCAATTGGAATTTCAATGTTTGTAATGGAAAAAAACAAACCTGTATCAGGGTTGTAATTGATATGTTTAAAATCATCTTTGTTCATGCTGTTGTCCCTTTCAGACAATGGTTTGAGAAGTGGAGGCAGGGACGGCAATCCCTGTTCTCTGCGCCATTTTAACCCTGAAAGGAAAACCATAATGCAGCTTACACCAAACTTTTCTTTAGAAGAACTCACCCACACAGACCACCGCCAGTTTGACAATATGCCTGATGCTGATGAATTGGTTAATCTGTACCGGCTGGCTGACTTTTTGGAGCAGGTCAAGGTTGTGCTGGGTGGCAAACCCATAATTATCAATTCTGCATTTAGGTCAAAAGCCGTTAATGATGCCGTGGGATCGTCTGATAAGTCACAACATAGGCGTGGGACAGCTTGCGATTTTCGAGTGCCTGGCATGACCCCTGATGAGGTTGTCAAGGCTATTATTGAATCTGACTTAGCCTACGATCAAGTGATCAGAGAGTTTGACCGTTGGACACACGTATCAATCCCCAATATTGAAAATGCTGAACCCCGCAACATGGCGCTGATCATTGACAAATCTGGAACAAGGATGTTTGCTTAATCGGCAAAGATGTAAAGCAACAGGACAATCCCGCCAATGCCAATAAGTGCGCCAACCGCCATGACTAGGATGGTAATAAATACTTCCATTACGTGTTCTTTTCCTTGAGTTTGGCTTGCGCCCATGCAACACCTTGGTCAAAGGTATCGGGCATATCTTCTATTTCTTTCCAATCTGCATCTGTCAGCCCTACCCATGTGCGCTCTGGTAAAGCGGTGTAAAGTGGCATTGGAAAGCATTTGTGGTCATCGTTGTCACTGACATTGCCATCCGCATCCATCCACGCCACAGGCTCTTGCTTTGTGCGCTGTGTCATATCAATTCCCGCTGAATAGGCACAAACCGCCATTCACGCTCTGCCCTGCCAGACTTTGACTTGGTGGTCTTGCCGGTCAGCTCCACCATACCCAATCTGGCAAGCTCAGGCAGCCGCCTGGCTACCTGATTTCCGTCCAAGCCGGTCAGCTCTGCAATACCGTCCTTTCCTCGCACACCAAACCGCTGTAGGCAATCCACAATCTGCTCAAAGTGCTGATCGGCAAACGTGACCTGAGCTGCGGCGGCGTGGCTGGTCACTGGATCAAGTGACCGTGCTCGATTAAAAAGGGATGTCATCTCTAGCCCCTGTATTTGTCTTTTCCTCCAAGTCATAGCAATTTGCCCATCCTGTCCAGCCACCATCTGCCAAAGGTATGGTGTCTAATTTAATTTTAAAATTCTCACCATCTTCAAACAAACTGCCAATGGTCTGGTAACGTTTCTTTTCCTGACCGTCTTTGTTGGTGTATGTGCCAGTAATGACAACGATGTTTTTAATTTTCTTCATGAAAGGCTTTCAAGTTGTTGGATTTTTAGGTCTACATCACCCAAAAACTGGATGACTGAATTCTCAAGCAAATTAACCATTTCGGGGTCATAGTTAATACGCTTGATGAATAGCTGATGTTTTTCTGGCAATCTGGGATCGAAACTTACAAAGTCGCACCAAGGGCGGTCGGCGCAGGCCATTTGCCACATCATTTGCGTTATGTATTTGGCTGGCACAGTCTTACTTAACAGCGTTTCAATGTGCGTGGCAGTGTTTGGCGCTTTGATTTCGACCATCCCCTCATTTGCCAAACCGTCAGGAGACGCACCCGAGTTGGTAATCCAAGGGTGGTCAATAAACCCCACCTCGGTCACTAGTAAGTCCATCCGCGCCTCGTAAGCAGCTCTGGCAAACGGCTCGGTGTCTGTACCCCATTGCATGGCTGAATTGCTGTAAGACTCGGCAGGCTTGCCTGTCAAGCGTTCACAGACCAGTTGAGCAAGGTAGTTATCCCTGCTGGCGCTGTAACCTGTCTTGGTCTTGGCAATGATGTCAGCCACACGGCTTGCGGTGACCTTACCGCATCTAGCGGCAAACCATTCAGGACTTTTTTGAATTACATCACGCAAATTTTCCATATAACTCTTTCCTTTTAAGTTGATAAATATTGCTTGCGTCTTGTGGTGTGTCAAAAGTTCCTAAATGAATTTGCCTGTTTTGGTAGGAAATTCGTGCAGAAAATTTGCCAGAACAGTTAACACGAACACCCATAGGTAAATCAATTCTGCGTTTTCTGCTTTTGTGATTCCAAGCGTTTTGCATAACCGTGGCTTTTCTAAGATTTTCTGGTCGGTCATCCAAAGAATTACCATTAATGTGATCAAGGCATGGTTTAGGCCATTCGCCATGCGTTAAAAAATAAACAAGATGCCCTCTTTTGTATTTTTTTCTATCAATTTGAACAACCCAATAATTTTTGTTTGCATTTCCACGTTGCAAACATCCAGCTTCTTTGCCAACTAAATCAGGATGGCGTTTAGGTGGTTGAATCCAAAACAATTTGCCTGTTTCAATATTAAGTTTTAATCGTTGTTCCATTATTCTTCCCTCGCTTTCAACATGGCATCTGCCATTTTGTACGCCCTAATTGCAAATTCTTGCATTGGCGCGGTAACTTCAGAAGCTAATAAACCTTGCATAACCTTTGCCGCAAAGTAGTCACGCAATGTCATGCCATAGGCCACGCTGTAATTGTCATGTTTTCCATCAGGAAATGAATAAGGAAATGCTGGTGGGTTGTTCATTTGCCCTCCAACATGGCTTTTTTAGCGTCTTTTTTGGCAATTACCTTAGCCTGCCATGCCTGTTCGCCGTTTGTGGCCTTGTACGCCTGTTTATAGGCATCTTGCAGCTCTTTAAGCGTAGTGACCTCATCCATCACCGCCAATAAATCAAGGATTTGGTTTTCGTTGACCGTGGACTTGATTTCAGTGCGGCGGCTGGCGCTATTGCCATCGTCATCCTCTGGGGCAAGGCCGGTGGCGGCAAGCAGGCTGTAGCGTCTGGCGTAGGTCAAAGCCGAGCCATAACCCTGTGGGTCTTGTTTACCGGCAGGTACGTGCAGCATCCCGCATTCCATGACCTCGCCTGATTCGTGGACAAATACGGTTTCAACCAAAACCCCATCTTTGCATTCAAAGGTGCGCTGCATAAGGGCTATGCCATTGGCGTTTAAAGCGTCTACAACAGCCTCAACGCAATTAGCCAGGTCAGCATACTTAGACTTGAAATGCGGGTTTGTGGACGTTTTGAGCGCAGGGCCAAAGGCACGTTGAGATTTGACAAATGCCGCGGCAATGTTTTTTCCAATTGGTGTTTCCATGATTACCTTTTAATAAAATTTTGGGCCACAGGTCACATCCACCAATGTTTCGGCGGTGTAACCATTGATCTTGCGTTTACCGTAAATCGTGATGGCTCGCAGGCCATTCTTTTCGCATTGCTTGATTGCGTCTATGACTTCATTCCTGCCCATTGGTTGAATGTTTTTGTCCATGACCAGTTTTTGGTCTGTTTCTGGGTCAAAGGCGCAAGCTGTCATTAACAATAAAAATAAATATCGCATCAAGGTCTCCAGATAAAAAGGTCAAGCAAGACCACCACAATGGCGGCAACAGATACGATCCACAAAGCGACCTGCGCCCAATCGGTTGGTTTGGTGTATTTTTCTATGTCAAACATGGCTATTCCTTATACGCACAAAGGTGCAAATTCACGTTCAAGGGAGTCAATAACGGCGCTTGACAGCACGTTATAGAGTTCGGTAGTGCCAAGGTAGGCGTGCCACAGGTTGCCGGTAATTGGGCAAAAATAGCAATCTAGGGGGGCGGTTAAGTCGCCATGTTCAACGACAAGGTGCTCGAGACCTTGGTTAATCATGATGCGAGCATCTACGGCGGGAAGTGTTGCAATGTGTTTCATATTTACTCCTTAAAGACCCTATGCGAAATTGCTGGGGCATGAATGTATTGTTAAGCAAACTTAACATTAAGTCAAGCATATTTGCAATTATTTTTTAAGGACAAACCCTGATGTTG